GTATGCACACGCCGTCATAGTATCTTAGGTCACCCCCATTGGTTAACGAACCGGGGGTGCGCGTGATACACACATTCATTGCATACGTCAAGCTACCGTTGGTCATGTAGTTTTACTACAGGTATATGGTATGCCACTATCCTGACTGATCGATCAGGTCACACACTCTAAGTCATTGTTATCATTGAAGAAATGTAAGCCTGCTCTTTTTAGCGCATCACTAGGGGTTAGCCTAGGGGTACAGAGCAAAGCGTCTCCTAACGCATCCTAGAGCGTATCAGCGGGTATCACCCTTGAGTAGCACCTATGTAGTGTGTTGTAGCCCAGTAGAGTAGCACTCAAGGTAGGCATGAGGATTGCATAAGGGTTACTACAGGTAGCACTGTATACATGCCCAGTGATATCCCCTAAGGTATCTATAGGTATAACCCCATAAGTTTTTTCTATGGGGGAGGGGGTTGTACCTGATGTTTACCCTATGGTTGACTCGGAGGTCAATCCTTAGGGGCCACCCCCACTTAACTCATTGAGTGTCCCAAGCGGATATTCCTAATACACACCGGGGGCTATTTTCAACTTCAGGGGTCTAGGCCTTCCCTTTAGACGACCCTGAGGTACTCCCCTATAGGGCGGGGGACCCTGAAGGACTTCAATAGGGTAGACCCTAAGGAGTATCTAAAGCTTACCTTAGGGTTGACAGGGTCTTTCTGGCATGGGTATAATGGTCTTATAGGGTCTTTACTTCTTCTTAAAACCTATTCTATAAATACTCTATAGGGTAGACCTATAGGAGCGGAGGCCGTCGTAGACAGCTTTTCCAGCAAGCTCTTCAATCATAGGTTGACCCTAAGGGCTATCCCTGAGATAATAGAACTATAGGCTGATTTCAGCCGAGGAGGCGTCGTGAACAACGTAACCAACATCGCTGATGCCCCGAAGAACAAGCAAGAGAAGCTTGACGACTTCTGTAAGGCCCTCGCAGACGGTAAGACCCGTGAGGAGGCCTACAAAGAGGCTGGTTATTCGGGTCACAATTGCAGGGCAAACGCCCACAAGTACTACCGTCAGAACGCTGACTACATCAAAATCTACCTCAGTGAACACATTGGGGTGCACGTCCCTACCGCCTTCAAGGTGATCCTTGAGATCGCCACTAATACCCAAGAGAAGGCTGGTATCCGGTTGAAAGCAGCTCAAGATATCATGGATCGCGGTGGCTTTAACGCCAAGCAGACCATTGAGCTGGTCACCAAGGACGCCACAGAGATGAACACTGAGGAGTTGGAAAATGAAATTAGGCGCCTTATCAGCGAAAACCCCGCCGTTGCTGCGTTCCTCCATCGAGAAGAGTCTCAGGGGGAGTGACATCGAGCTGGTTAAGCTCCGTGAGGGTGAGAAGTTGTTCTGGTACAAGGACAGCCTAGGCAAGTGGACTGGTGGTGTAGGGCACCTTCGCAAGAAAGGGGACCCAGACACCTTCAGTCAGTACGAGTCAACCCAATGGCTCCTCAATGACATCCTCGGGGCACGGAAGGCTACGGACAAACAGTTCGCTAAGCTGCCCTATCAGACCCAAGCGTTGTACGATGCGCTGGTCTCCTGCAACTTCCAGTTCGGGAATGACTTCGACACTGACTTTCCAGACTCATTTGGGAAGTTGGTGAAGGGTGATTACCCGGGTGCAATCAAAGGGTTCCAAGCGACGCTGTGGGCCCGCCAGACGCCAACCCGAGTGAAGGACCTAGTGGAGGCTATTCGCCACACTCAAGACTGCTTCACTCAGTATCAGGCATACGTGTAACACCACCCCGTTGGGAGACCTCTCCTCCTTCCTTCGGGGCCCCTTTATGAGGATGCGCCATGAATTACGACCAACCACTGGATACCCGGTACGATGCCCATGCCAGTCGTTTGCTTGGTCACGATCATTGGCGCGTCCTCACCCCTTTTAGCTACATGATTGACCCGGAGACGCACGTTACTATCCCTAGAGGATACCTTACCGACGGGGCCAGTGTGCCTCGTTTGTTTTGGAACATGATCCCACCATGGGGCGCTTATGGTCAAGCCGCTGTGGTCCACGATCTTCTGTGCGAGTATCTGACTGTCGTCCGTAATGGAAAGCCCGTAAGGATTACCAGAGCTGAATGCGACAGCGTATTGAATCAGGCGATGCAGAACTTAGGGGTTCCCACTCTGCAACGCTGGATGATCTACGGAGCCGTTTGCTCCTATAGAATCACCTTTCACGTAACAGAACCGTCGGCTACTCTCCAGAAGAGGCGCCTTGAGGCGGAATGGAGAGACTGATGGACAGTACTGAGGAGAGACTAGTCCAGCTTCTTGGAGAGCTCAAAGAGCGCGAGAAGTTCTGGCGTATTAAACAATACACCCCATACGGCTGGCAAGAGAAGTTCCTTGCAGCCTCATCGAATTGCCAACAAATCTTAGCCATGACTGGTAACCGTTGTGGTAAAACATATACGGGTGGCTATGCAGTGGCTGTTCACTTGACTGGGCTATATCCAGTGTGGTGGACCGGTAAAAGATTTGATAATCCAATTGAAGCTTGGGCGGCAGGTATTTCTACAGATACCACTCGTGATATTCTTCAGAGTGAGCTGCTTGGCGATTGGAAGAACCCTGAGAAGTTTGGTACAGGTGCAATTCCTAAAGAACTCATTGTGGATGTCATTAACAAGCCACAGGTTCCCGGAGCTGTTCAGAGTGTTCTTGTTAGACACATCAGTGGTGGCATATCTACACTTGATTTTAAGTCTTACGAGATGTCTCAAGATAAGTTCATGGGTACAGCTAAACATGTGATCTGGCTAGATGAAGAGTGCCCATCCGACATCTTTACTCAGTGTGTTACCCGGACTGCCACCACAGGTGGTCTTGTACTGCTTACGTTTACGCCAGAGCATGGTCTTACTGAAATTGTGAAGAATTTCATGTACGAGCTGAAACCCGGCCAGTTCATGATCACTGCTTCATGGGATGACGCTCCTCACCTTGATGATAAGGTGAAAGAGCAGTTAATGTCGGTCTTTACTCCAGCAGAGCGCGCCATGCGTGTTTCTGGTCAACCGTCTCTTGGATCTGGTGTTGTATTTCCAATTCTTGAAGAAAAGATTAGTTGTGATCCTTTTGAGATTCCTGAGCACTGGATGCGCATTATTGGCATCGATCTTGGTATGGACCACCCTAACGCTGTAGCTTGTATTGCATGGGACAATGAGAATGACAAATTCTACTTGTATGATGAATACAGTCAGCGCGGTGAGACACTTTCCATGCATGCTACAGCAATCCGAGGAAAAGGTGGAGCTACTATCCCAGTGGTTGTTCCTCATGACGCCTTTAAGAGAGATGGTCTAGGATCTGGTAAACAGATTATTAAACTCTTGCAAGAAGACCACGGGTTGAATGTAGTGATGGAGCCTTTCTCGAACCCACCAGCGCCCGATGGTAAAGCCGGTGGTAACTCTGTAGAGTCTGGTATCGCATTTATGATGACTGCCATGGAAGAAGACAGGTTTAAAGTTTTCAACACCTGTACTAAATTCCTACAAGAGACAAAACTTTATCATCGTGTAGATGGTAAGATTATTGATAAAGGGGATGACATGATTTCAGCTACACGTTATGCTGTCCTTATGGCTGGTCGTCATGCCCGTCCCGGGTCACACAAAGATAACTCGGCATACTATTTTGATAGTAAGCAGCCGCTAACCCCGTCTTGGTATAGTGAGATCGTATAATGGCTAGATCTAAGAAAGCTAAGATCCAACCTATGGATGATGAAGAGATCTTCACTTATGTCGATCGCTGGCTTCAAGACTCCATTAGTTACAGTGTTTCGGAATTGTCCCAGCAGCGCTCAGACGCCCTCAAGTATTACTTTGGTGAACCCTTCGGTAATGAACGTCGTGGTAAGTCTCAGGTTGTCACACGAGACGTCCAAGAGTGTGTTGACTGGATTATGCCTTCTCTTATGAAGGTCTTCCACTCCGGTGGTGATGTCGTCAAGTACAACCCTAGTACCGTCGCTGATGTACCTCAGGCTGAGCAGGAAACTGAGTATGTGAACTACCTCTTCAATCGTAAGAACGAAGGGTTTAAAATCATGTATGATTGGTTCCAAGATGCCTTGATCTACAAAAACGGTGTTGTTAAGGTCTACTGCGAAGAGGACAACCAACCTAAGTTTGACTACTTCGATGGTATCGATGAAGCTACCCTTATGGACATCGCTTCAGATCCAGAGGTTGAGGTTCTTGCTCAGACAGATAATGGTGATGGCACCTACGCAATTAAGCTCCGTAAGGACTGCAAGAAGCGCAACATTAAGGTATGTGTAGTACCCCCAGAGCAGTTTCTTATCGACCGTGATTCACCTGATATTGAGACCTCTCGTTTCTGTGCACACCGTGAAGAGCAAACCGTCTCTTGGCTTCGTGCCATGGGTGTAGGTGAGGATGTCATTGATACTCTCCAGTTTGATGATTGGGAGTTCTCAGACAGCAGCCCTGAACGTCTTACCCGAGATAACTTCGATGGTACTGGGGATATGTCACGTATCGCTGGCCCAGAGGATGAAGCTAACCGTAAGGTGTGGGTAAGTGAGTGCTACGTCCAGTTGGATTGTGATGGCGATGGTATCGCTGAGCTACGTCGTATCGTTGTTGCAGGGAATCATATCCTGAGCAACGAAGAGTGGGACTGCAAACCTTTTGCTGACCTCTCGGCACACCGTATTGCCCACAAGTTCTACGGTATGAGTATCTACGATAAGATCAAAGATATCCAAGAGATTCGCTCAACCCTGATGCGTAACATCATGGATAACATCTACTTGGTTAACAAGGGTCGGTACAGTGTTATCGATGGCCAAGTTAACATGGAAGATCTCCTGTCCAACGAGCAGTCTGGTGTGGTTCGTCAGAAGATGGCTAATGCTATCCAACCACTTCCTGTACCAGCCCTCTCTGGTGATGTCTACAATATGCTTGATCGCCTTGAAAGTGATCGTGGTAAGCGTACAGGTGTTACTGAGCGTAGTCAGGGTCTCGATGAGAATACTCTGCATAGCAACCAAGCTGCAACCTCTGTAAACCAACTCATGACCGCTGCTGAGCAGCAGATTGACTTGATTGCTAGGATGTTCGCTGAGACTGGCGTTAAGCGTCTCTTCCAGTTGCTCCATGACCATGCCATTAAGTATCAAGACCAAGAAGAAGTGTTTGAGCTTCGTGGTCAATACGTGGCAGTCAACCCCTCTAACTGGCGTGAACGTACCGACATGAGTGTGACTGTCGGTGTTGGTAATATGAACAAGGATCAACAACTTATCCACCTCACTCGTATGTTCGAAATGGTTCAGACGGTGATTAATGGTGGTGGCATGGATATCCTCGTGAGTAAGACCAACATCTATAACATGCTCAAGGAAATGACCGAGAACGCAGGCTATAAAGACGTATCTAAGTTCTGGACAGATCCTAGTTCCCCTGAAGCACAGAAGGCTGCACAGCAGAAGGCACAGGAAGCTCAGAAACCTAAGCCAGATGACATCAAAGCACAGGCCCAAATGGCCCAAGCTCAAGGTCAGAACATGAAGCACCAATCTGATGCCCAAGCTGCTCAGATCTCTGCTCAAGTTCAAATGGCTGAGATTGAGTTGAAGAAACAAGAAGCTACCATCAAGCTCCGTCAAATTGCTCTTCAAGAAGCTGAGTTGCAACTTGAACGTGATAAGTTCCAATGGGAACGTGCTAGAGACGAAGCTGAGTATACTCTTGAGTCTGCCCAAGCTCGTGCTGTTGCTCTAGGAGACGGCAAAGTTCCAGAAACCACTAAGCGTAGCCAAAGAAAAGCTAGCACTACTCTGAAATAATGAGGTATAATGGAATTATGAAGGTAGGATATGACATTATGCTGAGCCAGAGGGTCAAGGAACTCCTTGATGAAGGTACTCTGGCTCAACTCATTGCTCAGGTGCAAAGTGACCTTGAGGGGGAATGGATACGCACTCCCCCCGAGGCTTCTTCAACTAGAGAACTTATATATCAAGAATTACATGCCTTGAATAGGGTTAACATCAAGATTTCCACTTTGGTGAATGACCTTCTGATGGCAGAGAGGAGAGACTAATGGATCCTGAAGTAGATTTGGGTATTGACGAAGACGTTGCTGCTGATCTTATTGAAGATCTTCTGGGTGATGACTTTGATGTCCAAGCTGAACTAGAACCCGGCAAGAAGAAACCAGAGCCAACTAAAGAGGAGCCTTCTGATGAAGATCCTGAATCCGATGACGATACAGATCCTGAAGGAGATCCTGAAGATGATTCTTCCGAAGATCCTGAAGAAGGTGAAGGAGATCCTGAAGAGGAAGAACCCTCAGAAGTAAATCCTGAGATCTCTGATGAAACTCTTGTCGACATCAAGATTGGTGATGATACTTACGAAGTAAACTTCGCTGAGCTTCGTGCTGGTTATCTGCGTCAAGAAGACTATATTGCTAAAGTCAATACTCAAGAGGCTGAATACCTTGAGAAGTCCTCTAAGGTTGAAGAGCTTGAAGCACAATTATCTAGTGAGCTTCGTCAAGCTGCCGTAATGCTTACTGGCGATCTTTCTCGATATGAGCAAATTAATTGGCAAGGGCTTAAAGAGGCAGATCCGGCTAAGTACAATGAACTCCGTGTTGAGTACGCTGAAGCTAAAGAACGAGTTACTGCCATTGTAGAACGACAGCGCGGCATCGATGCTATGCACAAGAAGGCTCAGCAATTGCGCCATGAAGCATATGTTCGAGGTCAAGTGGAATTGGCCGATAAGCTTGTTCCGGGTTTCCGTGAACCTGAGTTCTTTAAAAACCTAGTTAAATTCGGTGAGAGTGTCGGTTACACCCAAAGTGAAATCGAGAATATCACTGATGCAAGACAACTCCTTTTGTTGAACAATGCTAAATTGTATGCAGAGGGGGTCGTGAAGAAGAAGGCTGCATTGGAAAACAGACGGCCTGCTAAAGAGTTGCCTCCGGTGATTAAGCCGGGAGCTACTAAGAGTGACACATCCGTTAGAACCCAGCAGACTAAGAAAGCTGCGGCACGTTTAAAATCCGAAAATAGTGAGGAAGCTGCTGCGGCATACCTCATGACCCTTGACCTGTAAGAAGGAAATACAAATATGGCTACTCCAGTAAACGCTGTCAGTACCGTGCTGATCAAAGGTCAGCGTGAGGACTTGATTGACGTCATCTACAACATCCGCCCTTATGATACCCCGTTTATGACTGCCATCGGCAAGGGTACTGCTAAGGCGATTACTCACCAATGGCAAACCGATGCACTGCGTGCTCCAGCGCTCAACACCAAGATCGAAGGTGACGACGCTGTAATGAACGCTGCAACTTTCACCACCATGGCAGATAACATTTGCCAGATCGTGACTGAAACCCTGCAAGTAACCGGTACTACTGAGGCTGTCGACAAGGCTGGCCGTAAGTCGGAACTGGCCTATCAGTTGGCTAAGAAAGCTAAAGAGATTAAGACCGACATGGAGTACATGCTGGTTGGTACTCCTTTGGCTAAGATCGCTCGTTCCAGCTCTGTAGCTGGTCAGGCAGGTAACATCTACTCGTACTACAAGACCAATGGTTCTTTGGGTGCGACTGGTGTTGCTCCTACCGGCAACGGTGTGAACACCGGTACTGCTGGTACTCAGCGTGTACTCACCGAGCAGATGATCTTGGATGCCTCCGAGTTGATCTGGCAGAAAGGTGGTCAGGCTAACACCATCCACACTAGTTCCTCGCTGAAGAAACACATCAGTAAGAACTTCAAGGGTCGTGCTACCCAGATCCAACTTGACGCTTCGGATTCGACCATTGCTCAGGCAGTGGACGTCTACGAGTGTGACTTCGGTAAGTACCAGATTGTAGCTAACCGGTTCTTCAAAGCTGATGCACTGTTTATGTTCGATCCTAAGATGCACTCCCTGTGCTACCTGCGGTCGTTCCAACAGTTCCCACTGGCTAAAACTGGTGACAGCGAGAAACGAGAAATGCTGGCTGAGTATACCTTCCGCGTGAACAACGAGGAATCTGGTGCTCTGATCCGCGACGTAATCGCATCGTAAGACCCATAAGGGGCGGCCTTCGGGTTGCCCCTTTCTTGTTTCTGAGGAGAAAAATATGGCCGGTATCATCGAAGAGTATACAATCCAAGATGGCTTGTTTGTGGCTAAAGCCTCTCAAGATGCTGATCCAGTGATGGAACAAAACAAGATTGAACGTAACTCCGGCATCAATGATGATCGTAAATCGGAGATGCGAAAGGTTGCCAGTATTCCCCTTCTGGTAGTAGAGCAGCTCAAGGTTCGTCCCATGTCTGAGGGTGGCCCTATCGACCTGAACCTACTGGGAGTAGATATAGAGCATACCATGAGATTTAACCGTTGGCTCAATGATCGAGACAACCAGAATTTCCGTACCAATAATTCGAGACAATAACCATGGCATATGAGACCTATAGCAGTATCGTAACACTGGTTAAGTCTTGGTCTAACCGCAGAGATTTAACTGATGAAAACTTCTATAACTTCATCTACTTTGCCGGGAACATGGCTAACCAAATCCTTCGTGTCCCAGCGATGGAGAATACTGTAATTCTTGAGGTCTCACCTGATGGTCACCTTGTCATCCCATATGACTTCCTAGAGCTTCGAAGCCTTACTGCTTTATTTAACGATCAACTCTCTGTTCCGCTTGAAAGGATTGCATGGGATCAATTCATTAACTACAAGCAAGATGACTTGTTAAATAATGAGACCAATCCAATGTATTTCGCTAGGCAGGGTGCCTATTGGTTTTTGACTCCTCAGCCTGCTGCTGGATCTAAAGTAACTTGTCACTACTATAGATCGATGCCTGATGTAAATGTGGATGAGCAAGAGAACTGGTTGACTAACCTTAGCCCGATGACATATGTGTTTGGTGCATTGCACTTCCTGTATCTTTACCTTATGGATGACGACAGGGCTCAATATTGGTTGGATAAGTTTAATGGCGAATTGGCTAGGCTTCAATCTCTTGCTGATGACGCTGAGTATAAAGGGACATCTCTCACTATCCGAAACCGCGATACCGATCGCTCTGGAGATCTCTAATGGCATATGATGGAATGTATAGTGATCTCTCTACCCGTGGAACCACCAACGAGATTCTCTCTCAGGTTCTTGAGGTAAGAGATCAAGTATCGGCTTCTGAGACTAATGTGGAGAATCTTGCAGCTCAAGCGGCCTCCGATGCAGCCTTGGCTTCTGGAGCCTCCGCTACGGCATCTGTAGCAGCCTCTAACGCATCTTCTAGTGCTGCATCTTCATTGTCCTCTAAGATTGACTCTGAAGCTGCTGCTGTGATTGCCCAACAAGCTGCCGCCGATGCTATCACCAATAGTGCTGCTGCATTGGTAGTTGCCAATACGGCAAACACCACAGCTAACACTGCACTGACTAACGCTAATAACGCAGTTACCACAGCTAATGGCATTGCAGGTACAGCTAACACTGCTTTGACTAACTCCAACAATGCGGTGACTACAGCTAACACTGCTTTGACTAACTCCAACAATGCGGTGACTACCGCAAATGGTATTGCAGCAACAGCTAATACCGCACTGACTAACTCCAACACAGCTATTACTACAGCTAATGCTGCCCAACCCGGCGATGCCACACTGACTGCTCTTGCGGGTCTTGTAACCTCAGCTAATAAGATGATCTATTCCACAGGTGTCGATGCCTTCTCTTTGACTGACCTCTCGGCGTACATGAGAACTGTCTTGGATGATACCTCTGCTGCTGCTGCTCGTACTACCCTTGGAGTCCTCAATGTTGACCCCGGATATATCCAAGGTCTGGAGATGCTTTGGGTTAGTGCAACGGCCTTTACCGTCTCTACAGGTTCTGCCTATGTGCCGGGCCTGAGCAAGGTTGTAACACTGTCGTCCGCATCTAATATCACTGGTTTTACTGGAGCAGCGAATACATTCTTCTATGTGTACCTAACAGAAATTACCGGGACTCCAACCATTGAGTTCTCTACTACAGTCCCAGTAATTGCCACTGGCACCTCATATACGAAGACTGGTGATACGACTCGTAGGTTGGTGGGGCAGGTTCTGACTGGAGCAGCGAATACAATCCTTAAGTTCAAACATATCTCTTCTGAAGGTAGAATTCGGTATTACGCAGGTAACTGGGCTGTAGCACCTTTTGCCTTGGTGATTGGTGGAACTACCACAACCTCCGTTACAGTTACTGCTACCGTAGTGGCTCCTGCCACTGCAACATCCCTGCACTGTGGTGTAGCTAAATTCACGGCAGGGACTTGGATTGCAGGTAATGCTGATCTTGGAGCTTTAAGTACAACTAACTACCTTCACACCACAGATCAAAGTCAAGGTATTGAGATTTGGATAGAACTTTCAAGAATCACATCCCCTCAGACATTTACTTATCTGGTTGGTGCTGGTTCAGTAAACATTCTTGCCTATGGCTACAAATTCGATAGGTGATCTATGTACGCCTTTAATGCAGACGGTTGGACAGTAGTACCAGATAATACTAAACTTCAAGATCTCCCACAAGGTTACTCTCTATCTAAAAATCTCCCACAAGAGTTATTGGATAACTACCTTAAAGAGGTTGAGGAACGGTTCACTGGAAATAAGGAAGAATAATCATGACATTGGCTAGTCGTTGGATCTGGGTTGGTGATTCTATTGACGCTGGGGTTTACTCAGACTCAGGTGTTGGAGATGCTTGCAGGTTGACTGTAGCTCAACTCCCACACCTTGTAAATGTCTCTATCAACAATCTGTCTTCTCCCGGACAACGAATCACTGAAGGTGGTCAACCGGGGTTTGGAGCCAGTGTTAACAAGAATGCGATAGGGACAGTAAGTGGATACTCTGGTGCCTCAGGTGTAATCATTACGCTCGGAACCAATGACTATGCTAATCCATCAACTGGAATGATCGAATTCATAGACCAGTATAAGAGTCTCATCCGGTATGTAAGGGAGACTCTTCTTCTTCCTGTAGTTGTAGTAACTCCTCTTAATAGGGCCGACGGCGCAACCTATATCTCACATGGTGATGGCCCATGGAGGAACCTAGCAGACTTTACATACTTCATTCAGATGCTTTGTTATGAAGAGAAACCACCTCTTCGCCCTGGCCCATTTCTGACAGTATTCAAAGGTTCAGAGTGTCCACTGCAACCCTGCCACTATGTAGCAGATGGGATTCACCTAAACGCAGATGGTCATGATGTTAAGACTAAATGGATGATCTCCAAAATGCAAAGCGTAGGATACTGGCTTTGACTTACTGAGGTGTAGATATGAAAATTGAAGACATTAGTAAGCAGGTTATTATTCCGCTTATTGTATCTATGGCTATGGGTGTTTTTAGTGTACTCTGGAACTCAGGGACACAGAAGGTTCTCTTAGAGCAGAACATTGCAGCTACTGAGGCGCTCTCTAAAGCAGTTACTGAACTTAGAATTACAGTAGCTGTGCAGGGAGAGAAGTTTGTTACAAAAGACGAGCTGGATAGAAAGCTTGCTCCACTTATCACGAGGAATCCATAATGTCTCTTGAGTCTGCAACCTATATCAAGCAGCTTGTTGCTGCGAACCCAGATGGTTCTGACCCAAAGGGGCAGGGAGATGACCATCTGAGATTGATTAAATCAACTCTCCTGAATACCTTCCCTAATCTTGACGCAGCAGTTACAGTAACCCCAGCTGAAATGAATGCCCTTGCCGGTGGTCTTAACCTTCTGCGTCCCAATATGATTGTGATCTGGGGTGGATCTATTGCATCTATCCCTACTGGGTGGGTTCTCTGTAACGGTACTGCCGGCACTCCAGACCTTCGAGATCGATTCGTCGTGGGGGCTGGTGGGAGTTATGCTCCAAACAACACTGGTGGCTTTAACAGCCATACCCACACAATCAGTGTATCTGGTACAGCACTGACTGTAGCCCAGTTGCCACCCCACTCCCACACCCCAAGTAACGGCCCTAGTGGTCAGTTCATTGTGGCTGGTACTGGTATCGGTAACACTGTAGGTGGGGCAAATATTGGTAGTGCTTCTACTACAGGCTTGACAGGTAGTGGTGATACTCACACCCACGGTGCATCGGCTAGTCCAACAGATAGTCGTCCTCCATACTGGGCTCTGGCGTACATTATGAAGGTGTAATTATGGCTGATCTACAGCGTGTCGAAATCAAGAACGTCGTAGGGATCTCTTATGATCCTAACCCATCTGATGTCCTTGCTCAGGTGTGGACTGGTGGTCTCAATGTGAAGTTCAGGAATGGCCGCGTAGAGAAAGCAGATGGGCTTAGTCGAGTGTTTCCACCTACTCCGGCTGCTCCTCTGCACCTTCAGCCATATCTGTCCCAGAACATCCCTTATTGGATCATGGGCAGTACCACAAAACTTTACCGAACAGAGGGTTCCTCTTGGGTGGATGTTAGTCGTACCACTGGTGGAGATTACGCTGCAACCTTGGATAATAACTGGAATGGTGGAATCTTAAATCAGGTTGTGGTGTTGAACAATGGGGTGGATAAGCCCCAAAGTCTCAAACCAACGGATAGTGATTTCACAGATCTTCCTAATTGGCCCGCTACGTATCGTGCTAAGGTAATGCGCCCATTCAAGAACTACTTGGTGGCTTTGGGTATCACAGTATCCTCTGTGGAACAACCTACAACCGTCAAGTGGTCTTCACCAGCAGATCCCGGCGAGGTTCCCTTCACATGGGATGTAACTGATGTTACCAATGATGCCGGGGAGAACTCCCTGGCCGATACTACAGGGGCTATTGTAGATGGCAAGAAGTTGAAAGACTCCTTCATCATCTACAAGGAAGATAGTGTGTATTCAATGCGCTACATTGGTGGCACCTTCGTCTTCCAGTTCCAGCAACTCTTTGATGATGTTGGCATGCTCGCACCTAACTGCGCTGCAGAGTTTGATGGTAAACACTTCGTGGTTGGTCAAGGTGATGTATACGTCCACAATGGTGTTCAGAAATCCAGTGTCATTGATGGCCGGATGAAGAACTATCTGTATAATAGTATCAAGAACACAACCGTTAAAGCTGTCTTCGTTGTTCCAGACTATAACAACAACGAGATGTGGATCTGCTTTCAGTCGGCTGATAATATTGTCACTGGATCTCCATACGCTAACCGTGCCCTTATCTGGAACTGGAAGGATGACAATTGGACTATCCGGGAGATCCCAGAGACCCCAGCGGCCACCTATGGTATTGTAGACCCTCAGGTATCCGATGCTTGGGATGATGACTCTAATACGTGGGATAGTGATACGACAGCTTGGGGTAACGCTTCGTATAATCCAAGTAAATCTAAGCTGGTCTTTGCAGGTAACCAGCAGATGACAATCTTTGCCGTGGGTGATACAAACCTTTATGATGGCGCTACATTCAAAGCCAGAGTTGATAGAAATCAGGTGTATCTTAATGATGACCAGAAAATTAAATTTGTGAGTTCTATCACTCCTCACCTATCTGGCGTTGGTGTGTGTAATATTTACGTTGGGTCTAATATGCTTCACGATGCCCCAACGGAATGGTTTGGCCCATACCAGTACACTATTGGTGTCGATGATAAGATTGATTGTCGAGTATCGGGACGGTACGTTGGTGTCCGATTCGAGTTTGAAACCCAAGGGTCTTGGACTTTGAATGGATACACAGCAGAATTCACACCTACGACAGGTAAACGATAATGTACTATAACCCTTCCACCCCACCTGCCACCCTAGAGGAGCTCCTTGTTTATCTAAATGAGGAGTTCTTTAGGGTCTCCACATCTTACAACCCGATTCTCGAAGGTCTCCATGAGATTCACTACAAGATGCCGGATAAGGTAAAGCCCGGATTGGTGTGGTATTTCGCTGGGCCAGCAAGCCCTTTGGGTACTGGCCTTGAAGGTTTGTATCGATACGATCTATCTGGCAATTGGAATTACATTGGGTGACCTACCTGTGTTATACTGTAGATATACCTACTGAGGAGAGTAGTAATGATCAAGCTCGTATCGAGACCCAATGTTGATGAGATGTTCCCACTCATGGAGTCTGGCCTTGAACGGGCCAGGACAAAGACATCCTTAGGGGAGTATTGGACTATCCAAGATGCCTATGACAGTCTTGTGAATTTTGAGGTTTATGGATTTTATCAAGAGGAGAGCCAGTATTCTGGTATCTTCACTGTGGTTAAGTCTCCACGGAAGCGCTGCCTGAACATCTTTTGGGCAGGTAAGGCTCCCGGAAATAAGGTTCCAATCAACGATACCGAGTGTGATGAGTTCTTCAAGGCTTGTGCTATTCACTTTGAATGTCAAGCAATCCTCATTAAGGGTCGTCGTGGTTGGGAGAAAATGGCGAGTCGTCAAGGTTATCTAGAGGACTCTAGGACATACGTTAAAGAACTTTGAATAGGTGACCTATGAGTTTGCACAGATTCTTTGAAGGGATCCGTCTTGGCATGACCCCACAAGCTGCTGACTATATGAGCAGCGTACATGGTGGCGGTGGTGATGAAAAGCAAGAGTCCAACTCTACATCAACCCCATACCAGAAAGAACAGTATGACAAACTTTTAGCCGGAGCCGATAGTTGGCTCTCAGGTGGAGGGTTTGATAAGAATTATGGTGGATCTGCTGGATTCAATCCCACAGCTGGATTCACTTCAGGACAACAAGCAGGATTGGCTGGTAGCGATGCAACAGGCAAGGCCGCGCAGGGGCTCTATGATTCTCAGGGACTCTCTACTCTTGCCAACTACTTCGGTACATACGACCCCAATAAAACTGGACTGACTGGTGCTATTGATGCATCTAATAATCGTCTTGATTGGAATTACAACACTGGTGTGGCTCCTCAGGTTCGCCAAGGTGCTACGGACTCCGGTCAGTATGGGTCTACTCGTCATGGTGTAGCTGAGGGTATCGCACTTAGCAATCTTAGCCAGCAGAAAACTGATGCTGCATCTACGTTGGCGTATCAAGACCAGCAAGCTTACAACCAGAACCAATTAAACATTCTGAATAATCTATCAGGCATTACCAAAGGTCTTAACTCTGGTAATGGCCTACAATATGACGCAGGCACCTTACAGCAGCAGCAGAATCAAGCAGAAATTAATGGTCAACTCCAGAAATGGGCATATGAAAACAACGTCTCTCTGAATGATCTGATTGCATACCAACAACTTGTATCCGGCAATATGGGCGGTACATCTACTAGCGAAAGCTCTGGTGGAGGTGGTGGCAGTTCTGCTCTTGGAACAATTGGTACTGTTGGTGGTGCAGTGGTTGGTGGATTCTTCGGTGGGCCAGCAGGTGCTGCCGCAGGTGCTACTGTTGGTGGTGCAGTTGGTAATGGATTGAGCTAAGGAGTTAATATGGCAATCACGGTACAAGCTCCATTGGCTGCCCAATTGTACAGCCTTGGATCTGCCTCAGATGTAGGTGGAAAGGATGTTCAATTCAAGGGAAATGTCTCTGCTAGACCACAGGGATTCGATACTGGCCAAAGGGCTATGCCTGCTCCGGCTAAGGATCGAAGTGGTGAAAGATCTAAGGCTCTTGGCAGTATTGCTTCCACAGCGATTGGTGCATATCTTGGATCTCAATCAGGGTCAGCTCCAGTTAGTGAAGCAGGTAATGGCTATGGACTAGGTGGTAATCTAGTGTCCGGAACTGTGGATAATCCAGAGTATGCTGGCACTCAACAAGCTACCTTGTTCTCTCCTTCCACTCAATCCAACATGCCAGCAGATAACGGCTACCGAGACTCTAATCCTTATGCTTTGGATTATAGCAATGGCCGTCAAAGATCTTCCTTGTTTAACTACAGTGGCTCCTATGGTGGGGCCACCTATTAAGGGGTTCCCATGGCCGGACTATTTGATCCAACCTACCCGTCTATGCTGCAAGGGGCAACCCAAGCGCTTGATCCAAATAAACCCGCTTTGCTGCAATCTCGTGGTGGTGTAGAGGCGGCACAAAAAGCTCTTGAGGCCCAACGCGCACTTGAAGCTGCTCGTATGGCTGCTGCCGAGAAGGCTGCTCTTACCAACAGTGCTAGAAGTTTTGCACCTAACTCTGCCGCATGGACTGCTGCTCAATCCTTTGATGGTTGGGGTGCAGCTCGTGGTCTGGCACAACAAGGTTCAGAAGCACTCAAGGTAGTCGGGGGCGCACCTGCTACTGGTCTTCAAGCCCTGTTGTACTCAGGCTATGCTGATGCTGCTGAACTAAGTCCTGCTCAACGAGAAGCTAAGAACCCAGGTGAACAGGCTGATGCTGCTGCTTATGCACAACGTGTACAAGGTAACGCTAAGGCTGCCGCAGGTATTACCCCTAGCCCACCAGTATCCCTGATGAATCCCAATGCTGATGCCGATAGTGCAGAAGACATTGCGGCAGCTCAGTCGGCCTTGGCTCAGAATGATGCTCCAGCGGTTACACCTACCCCTGCCGGCCCTGCTGTACAGGCTGCCCCAGCTAACACTGAACAAGCCCGTGCAACAACCATGCAGGAACAAGAGACCCAAAGGCAGACCCTAGAACAGGGTGCTCTCAAGGGCCTCTCTACAGGCGCTGTGAGTCGTCCTAAGATGGCAGAAGCTGTGGTAGAAGCTGACTTGGCTCGTACAGGTCAGAAGCTTACTCCAGAGGCTACCAAGAAGGCTGTAACTCAAGAGCTGGCTAATATGAAGTCTATGGACAACAACGACCTGAGTCGGTATATTTCATATGCCCTTATGGCTGGTGGTGTATTGGCTGTTCTGTTGGACAAATCTGGGAAAGCCGCTGAAGGGTTTAATACAAGCTTCAACAAACAACTTGATCGTAATTTGGCTTCTGGTATTCAGACACAGAAGGCACTTGCGGCCCAAGCTAAGTTGAACCAAGAGCTTGCTATCCAACAAGAGAAGTTTAAGCGCGATGACCGAGGTTTGGATATCCGTGAACAAACTGCCGATCAGACTGGTCAATACCAACAAGCACAAGTTAAGCTTGGTGAAGGCCGTTTGGGTCTTGCTCAACAATCTGAAGGTCGTCAGGCGTCTCAAGGTGCGGCAGGTTTAGGTCTTCGTGCCCAAGGTCTTTCCTTGCGTCAACAGGCCTTGCAACAAGCTCAAGCTAACGCTGATCGTAATTACGAACTCTCCAAGAAAGGTCTTGATCTCCGAGGGGAAGGTAATGCGATTCGTGCAGCAGGTGTAGCAGCTAGGGCTAATAAGGCTGCTCCAGGTGTTCCTCTTACAGAGAAAGGAGCCATTAAGGTTGCTAAAGATTTTGCATCGTCTCAAGGTGTTGATATCGACTCCGATGCGGTGAGTGCAATCTCTAGCCAGATTCAACAAGCTTCGAAGAATGATCCACGATGGGCAACCAATCCTAATTCGGTTATGGCTGAAATCCTCAATGGAACAGGTTATATTGTAAAGGACGATGCGGGAATTCCGTTTGTTCCATTTACAGGTGGTCGTCGTATCAAACAGAAGAAACAATAATCGGAGATCTCTATGAGCTACCCAGTGTTTGAAGTATCTGGGCAGACTTCTAGTATCAACACGGGGGCCAACTTCTATGTGGCCCTCAAGGTTGGTGCTAAGCCTGTCGTCTTGCTTAATCTATCCTTTGCTTTCGGAACAGGTACTGCTAGCACTGCTGGCAATGTAACCTTGTTTGAAGGCCCCACAGGTCTAACCGCAGGGTCGGGCCTTGTGGCCTATAGTCTTGACCGAGTTGATGTTAACACTCCAACGTTGGTTGTAGAGGGTGGTGCTGGGGTTACTACTCCCGGTACACAGGTTGGTGCCTCAGCTTATTACCGTGGGGTCAATACCCTTGGTATCCAAGCCTCTCCCGTGTTGACCCATAGGTTGAAAGCGAATACCAACTACGTCCTGCGTATCAACAACACTGATGCTGCTGCACAAGTCGCCGATGTCTACCTTGCTTGGTATGAAGGTCCAGATGCTTATCCAGTCGGCGTTTAAGAGTTAACGAGGAGAGAACTTAATGGCAACCCTTAATGATGGCTTGGTCGATTCGCCTTTTGGTCGAGTACGTCCTGAAATCCTTGCAATCCTTAATGGGGGCCAAGGGACTCCAGCTCAAGTAGAACCTGTGGCAGCCCCTGAGGCTGCTCCAGCAGTTTCCAATCTCAGCGCAGCCCGTGGGGAGGTAGCAGAAGAGAGCACCTCACAAGAAACCCCACAGGCTGTCGCTGACCCTAATTCTTTTAGTTCTGCTGTAGGTCGTGGTGTTGATACCATGCAGGCAAACTTCGGTGGTACCGTTGAGGCCTTGGGTGAAATCACAGGGTCAC